TCTCACTAAACAGTCAAGTATCTTCCTTCTTACAGTACCAATTCGTACCTTATTTTATTTCAGGAGCATACATCATATCTAGCAGCTTATATGACAACTACGGTGACGTTAACTATCCGTTTAATCCCCAATTCGGAGACGCAATCGTGATGAGTGACTTTAGTGGAATCACACAAGAACTTCAAGTTGTTAGCGCATCACTACAGAGCGGAAGATTGAATATAGTAGTTACACCACAAGTGTTGGATAACTGGTTGTTAAATTCTAACTTAGTATATAAGTTCTTATTATTAAAGAGGTATAATGATGAACAAAATGCGATACTAACATTTAATAAAGCTCCAGGAGCAACTTCTTATGGATTTTTAGTACCGGATACTATCAGTAATCAAGTAATTGAAAACATTAACAGTCTACAAGCAGCCGTTCAATCTCAGATATTAAACTCCCAATCGCCCACCCCAGAAGGTATATAGAATTTAAGCAAATACACTATTTATAAAGAGAAAAACACGTAAAATATGGCATATTTAAGTAACACGTCCGTTGTAGTAGACGCTATCTTAACAGATACTGGCAGACAACTATTAGCACAAAACGACGGATCATTTCAAATCACACAGTTTTCGCTTTCTGATGATGAAGTAGATTACACTTTGTATAACCCTAATCATCCATCCGGATCAGCATTTTACGGAGAGGCTATTGAAAATATGCCAATTATTCAAGCCTTCCCTGAATCTCAAGAGATTATGAAGTATAAGCTCATTACTCTCCCTAGAGGAACAGCCAAGCTTCCTGCTATCAGTATTGGGTATAGCACTATAGTCCTTAGACAAGGTGCAAGTCTTTCGATTACACCCCAAACACTTAACTATCTCGGAGCTACTTCTACTTTTGAACAATCCGGATATATTGCAGAAATCGGAGATGTTAGAACTACTGCTGCGTTCAACGGAGTAGGTATCAACACTCCTCAAGCAACTGCCTTAAATGCCACTGGAGTTCAAACAGTTGGTACTAACGTTTCTAAGACAGTTATTGGTACAACTATCAACATCACTGCTACGACAGTTAATACGCTGTTTGGAAGCAACACTACCCTGTATACTACATTAACTGTAACTGGTCGCGATTCAGGTGCTAGATTGTTTATTCCTGTTCAAATTACTAAAGTAAATCAATAATAGAATATGTCATTCACAAGATTAGCTCCATCAGACTTTGTAATTAGCTCCGACTCGATTACAGCTCCGGCATGGAGCTCCAATCAGCCTACGCTTGCAACATTTTATACCGCATCCTCAACCGTAACATCTGCAATCAGCGCCGGCGCGTTTTACCTTAACGTGTACCAGACTCAAAGTTCTGCAAACGGAGCAGCAGTTCAATTCGCTATCGCATACGGTAATCAGTACGGATCAGGTTCGAAATGGTATAATAATCTAGTACCTGGAGTATCACCATCGCTGACAACCTATCGTCAATACGAAACCCTCGTGTATGGTCCCGCTTTATCAGGCTCTACCCAAGGATTCAATTTCGGGGGTCTCGCTTCCAGTGCGCCCGATATTTTTGCGATAAACGTAGACAGGAATAGGTATAAGCAAACGCTATTCCCGGGAACATTTAATATTAGTCTATCAGGTTCAGGGGGCCAGATAACTTTATGTGATAACAGTAATAATGTTACTACAGTAACCTATTTAGATTGTGGTAGAGTATTCAACCTTGTATCCGGATCCTTCGGTAGCGCTATTAGCAACTCAGTATCTGGAGCTATTGCACCAGGTTACACCGTATCCGGCTCTTATGGATTCTTCTTACCTGATATCGGAACAATTATTCTCAACCCTAGTGCACTTGCATTACCGGCAGTTTCGGGAGGTATAAATTATGTAATCGATAGAGCAAACTACGGAGTAGTGTCTGTAAACGCTAGTTCATCTTATACTTCAACTAACAACACGCTGTTATTCCAAGCAATTTCAGCAAGCGGTAATTTTCAGCTGAATTCCGAGGAGACAATATCATCCGATTATGTATTCGTAAGAATCGGTAATTCAGAGTATAACTACTCTTCTAATCCAACATTTGCTTCAGGTTCAGGAGCAGTATTATGGCCAACAATGATTTATAACCCGCAGACTTATATTACAACTATCGGCTTATATAATGAAGCAAGTGAGCTTTTAGCAGTAGCTAAGATGTCCGTACCGCTGGTAAAAGACTTTACAAAAGAAGCACTAATAAGGGTTAAGTTAGATTGGTAATAAAATAAGATGAGTAGAGCAGCAAACAGTCTTAGGACTTCAGATGTTATTACTACTCCTATCAAACTAAAATACAGCTCTTCTTTTGAATCGAGTTCATTCGGAGAATACGGTATTCAGGTTGTGAAAGGAGTGAACGGTGCAGTGACTATAACTGGATCAATCTCACAAGAGACGATCAACTATTATTCAATACGTCACTTATATTACTCAAACTACCTGACAGGATCCTTTCCGGTTTCAGCATCAAGCGCCTTTAATTACCCCCAATCTACAGCCGCATCAGGAACATTTGACGCAGATGTACGCCATTTTCCAACTCAATCAGGTGCAGAAGTAACTGTAATCTCAATCCCGAGAGGGGTTTATGGCCAACAAATCTCAAGACAAAGTTTTATCTTATCATCTTCTTTTTACTGTATAGTAGATGACGGAAACGGTAATTTGATAGATATCGGAAACGCAAATAGCGGCTTATATATACTTAACGGATATTTTAACGCTACTAATTATTTCGTATCACAATCCGAACCTGCAATTCACGTAGGAAACCTGATATATCCACAAGGAATGGCTATTATAACATCCCCCGCCTATCAAGCATTTTTCCCGTAAGTTTAATTTGAGATATTTATTTATAAACGAATTCAACGATGGGTCTAATATTCCGCGTCTCCTCTAGCGCTAATACAGGAGCTACATATATCAAAGACGCACCTCTCGCATTTGATGAAGGAGACGGTAACTTTGCCTGGCTTGCAGCTAATCTATCCGCAAGCGCAGTTAGTATTTCTGGAGCCGTTAGCCTTAGCGGAACCTTCAGTATTCCTAGTCTAACAACTACAGTTCAAAACAACGTAGTTACTGTAGATACAACTACCGGTCGCCTATATTATACCGCTTCATCTGCGTTCGGAGGAGGTGGAGGAGGATCAACTGATACCTCTTCTTTATTGATTACCGCTTCTGCAGTTAATAATATACTTACATTTACTAAAGGAGATAGTTCTACTTTCGTCGTTAACGTTAATACAGGATCTCTATTTGGAACTTCGAGCTGGGCCCTTAACGCTATAACAGCCTCTCATTCTTTAAATACGATATCCGCATCTTATGCGCTAAGTAGTTCTTACGCTTTATCTTCATCTTTCGCAACTACTTCATCTTTTACTATAAGCTCTTCTTATGCATTAAGCAGTTCGTATAGCGTATCTTCATCTATTGCATTCAGTAGCTCCTACGCTTTATCTGCTTCAAACGCATTAACTGCATCTCATCCTATTTCTTTATCCGGTTCTAGCTTATACTCTACTAATCCTTCAACAAAAGGCTTTAGCTTGATAGACGGGATATTCCTAGGAAGTAATGCAGGTAAGGATGCTGCAAATGCTAATAATTCTATTTTTATCGGAGTTAGTGCAGGCTTTGGAGCTACAGGTTCTACAAACTCAAACTTCATAGGATACTTCGCAGGACAGAACGTATCCGCAGCAGGAGGTTCTAATTTTATTGGAGCATTAGTTGGACAAAATGCAATAAGTGCATCTAATTCAAACTTTATAGGCGGATTAGCAGGAGCAGGAGCAACGTATGCTTCAGAATCTATATTTGTAGGTAGTTCAGCAGGACTTAATGCAGCTAGCGCATCTTACTCGACCTTTATAGGATATAAAGCAGGGCAAAGGGTTGGCGGCGGCGGAGCAGCAGGACCTGGAGTAAATAATATCGTATTAGGTACCGGTATAACTGTACCAAACGATATCAACCATGCAATTAATCTAGGAGGTATAATTTATGCTACCGGCTCACAATTTAATCTGAGCGGAACACCAGTTGCAGGGCCTGTAACCAACGGTAAGGTAGGTATTAACCAGTTCAGCCCACAGTACCCGTTAGACGTGAGCGGTAGTGTAGGAATCTCACAAGTATTACATCTAGCCGACCTCAATCCATTACCATCAGGAAATCCAGGAGACCTAGCAGTGTCCGAGTCTATGTTATATTTCTATGCCTTCTCCGGATCATTTGTAGGATGGAAGAAAGTATCTTTAATTCCATAATTAGTTATAGATGTCTTATACGTTATTTTTAACAGCCGAAACTACAATCTTTCAAAACGAGGTAAAGTGTAGGGTATCTGAGAACGATTTTAATTTCTCTCAGAACCCATCAGTCTTTATCAAAAAACTAATTATTTCCGGTTCTAGAGCACTACCTTTTTTCGGCCCCGTAAGCGGATCCGGGACGCCAATCAGTAGCTCATTTGGTCAAGTTGTAGACGGGGCAATCTACGACTTTATGACAGGGTCATCATTCCGCCCTTATGCTACGACAGTAGGCCTCTACAACGAAAACAACCAACTTCTCGTTGTAGGTAAGCTCGCCACACCTTACCCCATCCCTGCCAATACGGATATGACTTTTATAGTCAAGTGGGATAGTTAAAGAAAATTTTTATGTTAAAAAAATGGTTTACGTTTGACGGAGAAGAATTGATTGAATACGATTCTGTAGAAAATTTCCCCAAAGGCTGTATTGGTTTTGTATATGAAATTACCAATACTAAGACAGGAAAATTTTATATCGGCAAAAAATCACTTTTTTCGAATACAAAGAAAAAGTTAACTAAAAAAGAGCTAGCCGAGCACACAGGTCCGGGGAAGAAACCTACAAAGAGGCTAGTAATAAAAGAATCTAATTGGTTAGATTATTGGGGATCAAATAAAACAATGCTTAAGGAAATAGAGGAGCAAGGTGTAGATAATTTTAAAAGAAAGATTTTAAAGTTTTGTTTCAATAAAAAACAGCTTACTTATTGGGAAGTACATTTTCAGTGCATAAATGGAGTTCTATTAAGAGAAGATTCATATAATGATAACGTTCTCGCTAAGTTCTTTCGCAGGGATTTGGTAGAACCAGAATAAATCCTTATATTATATGTAAGAGAATTATTCTACATGGAGCAATCCCGTTTAGTACTTGGACTTTTACATAGTGTTTTAGGTAAATCAAAGCCTTCAACAAAAGGTAACCATGCCTTTCATTGTCCGTTCTGCAAGCATCATAAGCCAAAACTTGAAATAGACCCTAAGAGCGGCTTCTATCATTGTTGGACCTGCGAACCTGCCACTAAAGGACGTAGTCTAGTTTCATTGCTGAGAAAGCTACAAGCAAGCCCGGCTCAGATTACCGAAATGAAAAGCTACTTTCCTGACGGTAAGGTAGAGGTCGAAGATAAAAAGTATTCTATTGTTGAATTGCCGAAAGAATTCGTATCTCTATCACAGAGTAGTACTAAGCTAGTATATCGTCAAGCGAAAGCCTATGTCAAGAATAGGGGCATTACAGAAGAAGACATTTTAAAATATAATATAGGTTATTGCGAAAGGGGTAGGTATGCTAATTCTATAATAGTACCTTCTTACAGCAAAACCGGCCGCATAAATTATTTTATTTCTAGGTCTTTTGAGAGAGATCCAGCACGTAAGTACAACGCTCCTTCATGTAATAAGAATGAGTTGATCGGTTTAGAGTACTTTATTAATTGGAACGTCCCTGTTATTTTGTGTGAAGGCATCTTTGACGCTATCGCACTAAAGAGAAACGCTATTCCGTTATTTGGTAAAACTATCCCGCGTGCTTTAATGCTTAAGTTAGTACAGAATAATGTTAAGACCGTCTACCTAGCACTCGATAATGATGCATTGAAGGAGTCTTTTAACTATGCCTTAGAGTTAATTAATTTAGGTAAGGACGTTTACTTAATTGAATTAGGAGGTAAAGATCCATCTGAATTAGGTTTTGAGGAGATGACAAAATATTTACATACAGCCAAGCAGCTTACTTTCGGTGAACTGCTACTTAAAAAAATGCAACTATGTTAATTGAACAAAGATCAGAAGAATGGTTTCAGTTACGGAGAGGTAAAATTACTAGCTCTGAGATTCATAAAATAATGGGCGAAAAAGGTCTTACTGAGACTGCTAAAACCTACCTACTAGAAAAAGTTTGCGAACACTTTGGCGGAGTTACAGAGCCTGCTCACGGTCAAGCCCTCGATTGGGGTACTGAATTAGAGCCTGTAGCGATTGAACATTACGAGAAGGTCACAGGAACAAAAGTAGAAAAAGCTTCTTTTATGGCTGCAAGCGAATACTACGGAGGCTCACCTGATGGGATCGTTACACCTAAAGGCGTAATCGAAGTAAAATGTCCGTTTAAATCTGCTAATCACTTCAAGCACGGACTTATTGACAGTGCTGTCAAGTTTAAAAAAGTCGCACCAAACTACTACTACCAGTGTATATCAAACATGATATGCGCAAAAGCTACATGGTGTGACTTTATTAGCTTTGATCCTCGCGTATCTTCAGACTACCAGATGTTTATATTCAGATTAGAGTTAGACAAGGAAGAGGTGAAGCTAATTAATGAGAGACTAGAGCTAGCAATCGAATACATGGAAGGTTTAAAAAAGGAGATAAAAGACGCAAAACCTAAATTGCTTCTAGGATAGATATTTATTACTAGTATGATCGACGCAGAACTACTAGGACAGAGAATTGCTGAAGCTGTTATAAACGAACCGGGTCCGTGCTTTTATCCTGGAAGATTTAAGCCACCACATAAAGGACATTATGAGGCTGCTAAAGCTCTAGCTGCGAAAGATTACATAGTTAAGGTATATATCATCATAAGTAAGAAAGTTATTGACGGGATTACACCCGAAGACTCTCTTATGATCTGGAATATGTATTTACAGGCGGAACCTAATCCAAAAATTACTGTTAGGATATCTACTCAAGAGTCTCCTATTATTACTATAATCGATTTTTTAAAGAAAAACCCTGATACAAATCCGGTATATATTGCAGTAGGGGATGATGAAAGTGATGATATGCAGTACGGAACCTCTCTGCAAAAAAACTTCGGAGAGAGAGTAAAGGTGATAAAGATCAAAGAAAGAAAACCGGATGCTTCTGCTCCGCATGTAAGAGCTTTACTGCAAGCAGGCGACTACGAAGGTTTTAAAGAATCGGTTCCGGAAGCTGCATTTAACAGAGGTGCTGGACCTAAGATTTTTAAAATGTTAGCACCTAAAATGACTCAAAGTGAACCAGAAGAATCTTGATACCGTAAAGCATTTTATTGGCTTTTGTAAGAAAGAACTAGAGATACAATCTCTACCTAGAATCTCTTTTATCAGAAACAGAGACTTTGTGGAGAACTTTAGATCTTTTGGCGAATATAATCCTAATAAGGCGACAGTCCGTGTGTTTATAACCGGGAGAAACCTTGCTGATGTATGTAGAAGTCTTGCTCATGAACTCGTTCATCATCGCCAGAACGAATTAGGTTTAATCTATAACGCTGCCGGAGAAACTGGAACTGAAGTAGAAAACGACGCCAATTCTATTGCCGGAATCATAATGAGAGAGTATGGTAAACTAAATTTAAGTTTATACGATTTACCTAGCAGTGAAACACAGTCATTACACGAGATAGGAGATATTGCAAACCCTTACGAATTCGGTGAACCTGAAATAGACGACGACAATAACTACTTCTATCATTTTGATACTCCTAAACACAAGTATAGTGTAGGTATCAGCCCTATGGGAGACGATTCTTACGAGATTGTTTTCAATCCAGGTCAGGAAATGGGTCTAGATACAAACGAAGGAGTTGCCTTGAGAGTGATATCTACAGTAATGAAGATCACTTTAGACTTTATTGAAAAAGTAGAGCCGGAAGAAATAATAATACATCCTATCGCAACTAAAGGGGATAAGGATCTCAGAAGATTTAGAGCCTATGGAGCTTTTTTGAATAGAAATCTTCCTGCTGATTACCGGCTAGTAACGCTTGGAGACAGCTATCGCTTACTGAAAAAGTAGTGAGATTTTAAATTTTTGTTATGGAAAATACACTAAAAAAAGAATTCAACCCGCGAGATGTTCAGAGGATGCGTAATATTATCACCGGAAAAACCGGAGATAGAACGCAAATACAGGGCGGGTGGGAGAAAAATACTCAAGAACACAGAGAAGGTGATATTTGGGAGGAAAATAATAAGACTTGGACTATAAAAAACGGTATTAAAATGACCGTAACCAAGCTCGATAAGATAAAAGATCTAGTCTTAATACCATTATGTTGTCCGGAGTGCGGTAACGTAATGAAAATCAATGAGTATAACAAGAAAATGTGGGGAATCCATAAAAAATGCTTTGACTGCGTCATAAAAATGGAATCCGAAATAAAAAGACAGGGGAAGTGGGACGAATATAGTTCTAATATTATGAATCGAAACAAAAACGCAGAGCTGGATGACTTAGAAGCAGCGCTCGAACAGTGGGTTGACCAGCAAGATTCATTCGTTTCCGAGCAAGGAGAGGTAGAAAAATGGGGTGGAGGCGACAAAAAAGCTATCTATAAACAGGTTAAGGCTGAACTCGTTGAACTAAGGAAACGAGATATTTATAATGGAAAAAATCTAGACGAAAATGCCGTTTAAATCCAAAGCTCAACAGAGATTTATGTTTGCCACAATGCCTAAGACAGCTGAGAAATGGGCAAAACATACACCTGATATCGAAAAACTACCTCAACACGTACCTCAAGAAGGAATGATGAAGGATAACTGGGATCATCCAGGATGCGAAGATAAGGTAGGTAAGATGTTTGTAGTACTCAAGCCTGGGCCAGAATCGCTACCAAAGGATATAATGCATCAAACACATGCTTTCGGTATGGGACAGTTCGAGCCACAGAGTGTACACGGTGTTTATACCGATAAGGACGAAGCAGGATTAGTGGCCGAAGCTGCTTGTACTGAACTCCGTAAGCATCTAGAGGAAGTAGAGAAGAAAAAAGATACTGTTATCAGTAAGATTGATAAACACATTGCTAAGCTTCAGAAAGAGATCAATGCTCATATGAAAGAGGCTACTGAAATCCCTGAAATGTCAGAAAAGCATCACGAACTAGCTGAAAGAAAGATGGGCATGATTAGAAATCTGCGTGATAAGCATAAAATGGTTAAAGCTGCGAAAAAACAATTACCTGAAATCGAAGAAAAATAATGGAACAATTTGGAACCTTTATAGGCACGTTGATGCAAAGCCGCAATCAGGCTCATATCTATCATTTACAGTCAAACTCCTACGCACAACATATAGCCCTACAAGCATATTACGAAGGTATTATACCTCTTATTGACGGGATAGTTGAGAGCTATCAAGGAGCGTACGGTATTCTACGTGGATATAAAATGGCAGGTACGATTAAAGAAGATGAAAACCCTGTAATATACTTTGAAGGACTCGGCAAATTCGTAGAAGCTATTTTTCCATCTCTTCCACAAGATACTTTTCTTTTAAACCAATATGATGAAATATCAACTCTGATCCAATCTACTAAGTATAAGCTTAAATTTTTACACTAATGCTTGACGAAAAGAAAGGCACATGCTGCGGTAAATGTGGACACGTTCATGTAAAGGGCACTAGTTGCCCTAAACCTTTTTTGACGGGAAAAAGCCATTGTAGCCGTAGAACTAATGAAATGCATACAATGGCCGATGACGGTCCTGATGAGTTTCATCAAGTAAGAGCCGATCACGAAGAAAGTATACAAGAATTAACCGGAACCTCATCTGGTGTACCCGAATTTCTACATCAATTAGAAATTAACCCTGATATATTAAAACACTTACAAGATAAGGGATGGTATTTCAGATCATTCGATGATGTAAGAAAGTATGTTGAAGAAATCGATCATAGAGAGTTTCAAGAACTTTTAAAAGACTTAGAAGACTTTGAACCGAAGTCGATGGATGAGACGGAACATTTTTGTGAAGCATGTCTTGCAGAGTATCTTTTAGAGTATGAGAATAAGTTAGAAGAAGCTGAATACAGAGGACGTAAGGTAACTTTAGGTAAGCCATTTTTAACACCTGGCGGACCTAAGAAAAGATCAGTATATGTTAAGAATGCAAAGGGTAACGTAGTTAAAGTTAACTTTGGCGATCCTAACATGAAGATAAAAAAATCAAATCCTGCACGTAGAAGATCATTCCGTGCTAGACATAAATGTAGTAATCCAGGACCTCGCTGGAAAGCCCGCTACTGGTCCTGTAGAGCTTGGTAAAATGTATAGATTATTAGATATACTCCTTGAAGACGAATGCACGTCATGTAGGTCTAAAAGACTACACGAAGCCTACAGCGAAAAGGCTATTAATGATTTTATAAAAAGATTTTTAGAACAGGCCGAAGATCTCAACATCTCTGTTACCGAAGACGAACTAAGAAAGTATATAAAAATCTTTGATAAAATTAAAGAAAAGCTCCCTAGCGATCGTAGAGATCTTACTAAGTACAAAGTATCGGAACTTATCAGAGTTGTAACTCAAGGAAAGACAGGTGCCGACGAAGAAAAAGAAGAAATTACACCTGATGTTGTTTACCACAACGACGACGATTCAATTATTATATACAACGGTAACACAGAAGGTACTTGTGTAAAGTACGGTAAAGGAGAGAGTTGGTGTATAACTAAATCATCTTGGGCCGGTCATAGATATAGTGAAGAGAAGGGATATCCTACATTTTACTTAGCAAAAAATAATAATTTACCTAAGAGTAATCCTTTAAGCTTTGTTGTTATTGCTGTAAGAGATCCTAAGGTTTTTGGAGAAGAGCATTACGTTTTACATCCTAGAGATAATACTCCACACTACCCTGATCCTATAAGCTTTGATGAGCTATTAAGCGAGGCTCCTTGGCTAAGGGAGGTTCCTAATTTAAAATCTATAATCAAGTACGTTCCGCTATCTACTCAAGAAAAGGTAATACATCAATATAAAGGAAGACCGGTTACATACAGAGAATGGACTGCGTTTCCTTATAGAGAAAAAGAGGCGTACTTAGTAGCTAGAAAGAATGCGAGAGAGTCAAGTAGAGATGCTGAGCTATTTTCCGATATTACTGATGATGATTTTATAAAAGATCGTCTACCTAAATTTCCCGATGTACTTAAATTTGTAGTTAGAACTCCCGACTTAGTAAAACCAGAACTTTTATTAAAAAATTTAAATAACTTTTCTGACGAAGCCAGGAAATCGGTTACCAGCAACCTACATACACCTGTCGAAACTAATTTACTATCCTCCGATACAATACCTTTTGGTGTAAAGAAAATTCTGACAAAGCTTAACAAATGGGAACTAAAGCCTACTGAAAAACTATACGTTACTGCTGACGGAGATACTATTGTCAAATTGACTTTAGGTGATGATGTTAAAATAGGTTTATATCAGGCAGAAGACGAGTATCCTGATATTAAGTTAAATAAGAGAACGTCTAAGTATCTGCTCGATTATCCTAAACTGGATGAAATTCCTTTTGTATCCTTAATAAAGTTGTCCGAAAAAGGAGTCATAGATTTCAGCGTAATACAGAAAGTACTAGATGATGCTGAAGGTAAATCAAACTCTCCTATTGCAGTTAAAGATACAGAGGATGGAAAAATCATAATAGACTCAACCTCGCTTACTGCTTATAAGGTAAAAGGAAATGAAGTAAAGCAAATTCCGTTTACAGACGAAGAAGTACAGGACGTATTTAAAGATGCAATAAGTAGTGATGAATTCAAGAAAACTGCATTACAAGTCTTTAGTAGTGGTGAAAGTAATGAAGACTTACCTAAATCCGCAAACCTTGGGGCTTTAAGTAGTATTATAAACTCCCTACCTTATAATGAAAGGACGATGAATCTTGCAGACAGGTACGGAGGGTCAAGCGAGGTCGTAGCTTTTGAAAACTTCACCGACGGGATACCTGTGATCTACTTCATGAAAAAAACGCCTGAAGACGCACTCGACTATCTTTACGCAACTAGAATGTATCGCGGGCGAAATAATAATGGACGAAGAAGATTAGAAAGCGAACAATATCCTAAGTATCTCAATTATCTTAGACA